GTCTAAGGCGTGTTGAATACTGCTCTTTTCATTATATGAGAAAAGCCGATCTCTTAATTGTGAGAGTTGATTTAACCTCCGGTTGGCGCCAACATAACGATGCGCCATAGCCTTGGCGTAAGATACCATTTTTAAAATTGGTGGCCGGCTAGCTTGTGTTAACTCAGAACATAGAGCATAAAATTCTGGATGGCAATCTAAGATGAGTTCTGAGTCGAAATAATTTTCAGCCACGTGCCATGCCAGCTCGATCGCATATGCTTGCCCAGTTTCATATGCTGAGATAAAAACCTGAACTGGAACATGCTGGATATCACGCTCGGCCTGGACAATACCCACCTCACGACATAAAAGCAGATCTGAAATATCTGGCAGAGTTGCGATTCGATAATCATAGTCGCTGTTTGTGGTATGTGTTCCGTACAGCCTTGAACCATAAAGGCACCGCAACATAACATTCATCATCGCTCCTTAACAACAGTTGCGTAAAAATCAGATGTCTGGAAGTTGATTATAATCTATACTATCAGACATGACACCAATAACGTAGTTCACGCTTTCATTTTCTTGAAGCGCAGTCTGCTTCTTGCTTGTATCTGCGTGCTTGTTGAACCAAGGAATTGGTGTCGCTTTAGGTCCATGATATTTTAGACCAATTTCACGCAAAGCATTTACGGCAGTAAAATCAACGAACTCCTTAAGAATAGCGGCGTTCAGGCCAATCACAGGACCTTTCTTGAAAAGATAATCGGCCCAAGCTTTTTCTTCAGCAATAACCTCTTGGTACATCTTCATAACTTCATCGGCGCATTTAACTTTTGCTGCTGCAAATCTTTCGTCTTCTTTAACAACTTGATTTATAATGTATGCGGTCCATTCTTTATGCAACAGTTCATCTTGTAAAATCAAGCTGATGATATTTCCATTGCCGATAAAAATTTTATTTTCTACCATTGCCAAACTGGTCGCAAATGAAACCATGAAGCGAAGAGCCTCTAAAGCATATGAAGCGTTTAGCGCTAACCAAATTGCTTCGATAACATCCTGTTCGTTAACGCTAGATTTATCAATTTCAGATAGACAATTCAAATGATGTAATCGATCATAATATCGGCCTACGTTTGCGGCCATTGAAATGATTTCTTTAGTATCATGGATTGAATTAAAAACATCCTTAGGAACATTATAAATGTTACGAATAATGTGGCTGTATGAGCGGCTATGAATGTTTGATTCAAAAAAGCCCCAATTAAACATCAGCGCTTCTAGCTCAGGCAGTGAAACAACTGGGGTGAATACTTGTGTTGGGCCACGGCCTTGAAGACTATCTAACGCCGTTTGACGAAGAAGATTGCTCGTAAAAATATGTTTAATAGCTTCAGATGCATCTTTGAAATCAGCCGCATCTTTGGTTAATGATACTTCTTCCGGAACCCAAAAGAAACCACGAGCAGTTGTTTCAAATTTGGCAATACGAGGGTAACGAAATTCTTCAAAACGTTGAATAGTAACTGGACCCGCCGGATCCAAAAACATTTTGCGAGTTAAGTAATTTGTTGGCGCGGTTAAATCATACTGTTGTTTTGACATTTTTTATCCTTGCGTGATATTCTTTCATTTTTGCGCTGTGCGCAGCATTTTGTTCAGGTGTTCTTTTAGGACGATTCTTAAAAGATTTTTTCATATTCTCAATGTGTTCTTCTGACTTTTTCTTCCCTTTTAAAGGATTAGATTTTTTATAAGCAAGCAAGCTTTCTGAAAACTCGTATCTTAATTGTTTTTCTTTACAGTGCCCAAATTTACCTTCTGCTGTATATTTCACATTAGAAGCATTTGTTTTTAGATCCAAAGCGCAATCTGTCAAAGTTAAATATTTTTTATAAAAAGATGCATCTAAGTTGTACGCGTATACTTTGACTCCAATTGATTCTATCTTTGATTTTTTAGTAGACGCTGATATTTGTTGTTTCTTTTCTTCAGTATGAATTTTTCCTAACATTCCCTTAGGGTGTTCATTTTCAGCATACCACTGCTTTCTAGCTGTCGATGCTCTCCGTTTAAGCCAGCCAAACAGCTTATTATTGACCCGCTGTTTAGTATGATGAGTGGTCATTAAAACTGCGGCATATACCAGAGATTGAATGTTGGGGTGCATTATGAGTAAAAGCTGATGTGCTAAAAAATGCTCTTCTGGAGTCAATACTACGATATTGTCTATATTGTCAGAGCCGCCTAGACATCTGGGGATAATATGATGTTTTTCAACATATCCTTCAATTATTCTATTGCGGCTTCTTTCAATTAACAGATTATAGTGTTTTTTGTAATTCATGCTATTATTTTGCTTGTCAAAGTTTACAGCTTTCACAATCGGATTCATCGTCAAAATCGATTTGTTTAAGCGGTGTATCTTGCGGCGTTTCATCTACAAATTTTGAACCTTGTTTTTCAATGAGGCTATAATAGAAGCTTTTTATCCCCCAATGGTGTGCCAACATCAAATTCTTTGCAATTAATGTTGATGGAACTTTACGATCTGGAAAATGCTTTGGCGAATAAAAAGTATTCGTGCTGATGCTTTGATCAACATAAGCTGCAATAACTGCAGCGGTTTTTAAATAGCCAACACAATCTTCTTGTTCCCACATAAGTTGATATTTATTTTTTAATTTATGATATTCAGGAACCACTTGGGTAAATGAACCAGCTTTACTTTCTTTGGTTGAAATTAAACTCATTGGCATTTCAATTCCATTAGTTGAATTGATAACAACTGAGCTCGATTCAACTGGTGCTACCGCCATCTGAGTTGCGTTGCGCACGCCATACTTTTTCATATTGCCGCGTAATGTTTCCCAATCCAGCTCTGGTGCAAAATTTGCAAGTTCATTCACGCCTTCAGCGCGTAATTCCCATGGGAAAAATCCTTGTCCATACCGCGTTTTATCACTATGAAGACATGCACCACGTTCTTTAGCAAGTTCTACGCTAGCTTCTGTCAAGTAATATGCTTGATGTTCCATGAAAGATTTTACTTCCTGTAATGCCTCTGCTGTTCCATATTTTAATCCGCGTTTTGCATGCCAGTATGCTAAATTAGTAACACCGATACCCAGCGGCCGTATAAAGTCATTCGACAATTTGCTATGAATACTCAAAAAATCTTGGTAATCAAGTATATTGTTAAGAGAGCGATGAAGTATGCGACACGCCCGACGCATGTCTTCTGGGTGTCTAAAGCTGCCCCAATTTATACTACCAAGTGTACACAGCGCAATTTGCGGTACTTTTCTAATGCATTCCTTTTTAATTACTTTCATTTTTATCCTTAAATAATTTACAGTTATAGAAATGCCAGCGCTTCATTTGGCTTATTCCGCCTACATTTTTGCAATGCGGACATTCTATTCTTTCGCGTGGACCTTTAAGGTTATTTTTATGTTCCTGTGTCTTCGGTTTTCTCATATTCTTTTTATGTTGTTCAGATTTTGGAATTCCTCTTGTTGCTGCTGAGATAGATTTTGCCATCTTTTCTAAAGATTCTGTGGATAATTTTCTACCAGTTGCTGATTTTATTCTTTCAGATTTTAACTGATTTGCTTTTTCTATCCCATACATTTCTTAATAAGTTTTTCCTTTTGCGACGGATTTTTTACCCCACATTGGATTATTAGGACCACGCTGGTTTCTTGATGCCATAGCTTTTATATAGTTTTCACACATGGAAGTATCGCCACCATCACCGCTTTCAATTCTTTTATTCGCCCATTTGCATGACTCAACTATATTATTCTCTATAGAAAACTTTATCGCATCTTCAATTAATTTGTTTTCATCAGTATATGGTTTATTATCATTCAACAATTCTGTAGAAATATCATAGCCATATGTTTTTAAGTGTTTTAACCAATCAATTCCACTACCAAAATATGCATATGGATCTTGTGATGTTTTTCCAAAATATTTTAAACCTGTTTTATTGTGTATTTTTATGTATAGATATGCTGGTTTATAAATTTTCATAATAATAAATCCCGTATATCATCTTCTTCGGTTAACTCTCTAACTTTCTTTTTATCTCCATTAGCCAATAAAACTTTATGTTGTCCCGGCAATGTTAATTCTTGTCCATTATCAAGTGTTAATTTAAATTCACCTTCATCATCTAGGGATTTAAACGGAACTGTTGGCAACAGGATCTCGAGACAGAGGTTACTTTGGTAAATTGGATGATGCTTACCGTCAAATGGACCTTGTTTTAGAACGTTATCAATAAAGACCAGGTAAATGCGACCAGTATCTGTGCGCTCTTTTAAAATGCCACTTTTGAAAACTTCTTCAGCAGAAATAACTTTTTTGCGCAGTTTTGGATCTTGCTCATATTTCACATACAACGCTTCAAACTTATTCATATCAGAATAAAATGCTTCATATAAATCTGGCACTTCATTCGGATCAAAGAAAGTAATATCCTGTTTATTCTTGAAACGCCTAAAGAAAAATGCGCTCAATACTACGCCATAGTCCAAGTGTCTAACGCGAGTTTCATCAGTTCCTTGATTATTTTTTAAAACAATCAAATCATCAAACTGATAATGCCAGATTGGGTAAAACACGGTAGCTGACGCGTTGCGAATTCCGCCTTGGCTGCATGACCGTAAGTCGCCAAACCATTTTTTCAAAAATGGGATCATGCCAGTATGCATAACCTCGCCACCACGAATTGGTGAACCGAGCGGCCGTAGCCTTCCGATTTCAAGTCCAATTCCTGCTCGCTTGGCAGCGTATTTTGCCATCATCTCGCCAGAAGCAAAGATAGAATCAAGGTCATCATCACTGCGAATAAGAACACAACTACTGAACTGTTTAGTAGGGGTACCAAGCCCGGCAAGAACCGGTGTAGCCAGCGTGAAAAGACCATCACTGGCCGCAGTATAATATTCTTTGATATAACGCATTCTGGCGTTATTTGGCTCTTCTTTATGCATGACAGTTGCAGCTGCAACCATGTAACGAACTTGAGGAGTTTCATAGATTTCCTTTGTGGCGCGATTACGAACAAGATATTTTTCAATTAATTGTTCAATTGCCGCATAGCTATATTGTTCATCCTTACTATGATCTATGATTTCATCCATCTTATTCCAATCATCTTCTGAATACCATTCAAGAAGTTCAGAAGTGTATAGCCCAGCAGCAATATTTTTCTTTACGATTTCAAATAAACGCGGAGGATCATACTGCCCATAAACGTCTTTACGTAGCATGCTGAGACGTTGTTTGCCTGCAACATATTGATAATTCGTGTGGCCGATGTCTGGATTAGCTTCAACATCGATAAGATCGACAATTGCTCGAAGAGTAATTTCATCAATCTCACGTGTTGTAATTTTGTCGTAGAAATGTGGTTGAGCTTTTATTTCAATCATGCTCTGGCTCACATCCGCTACGCCATTACACACATTTGCGATTTGATTTTGCCATTTTTCAATGGTCAATGGCTCTTTGAGACCATTTCTTTTGATAACGTTTATGGTATTCATTTATAAAGTAATTAAAGTTTAATATGAGAACTGCTGGTTATTTATTGTGGCCGGCGTAAAGGGATCTCAGAATATTATAACCTATCAAGATCTGCCAACTTAAGTTGTAATTCAACAACCATGGCATATGCAATGGCGTGAGATTTTTTAAATGAGTAACCAGTTTCTTCTTTGGCATAAAGCAATTTTCTGGCCACATCTTTATTCTTAAGATATATTGGTAAGAGATCAGATTTGCCAGGCCGGATAAGAGCCAAAGCATCAGCTAATTCTAAAGTCGAAGCTGGTTTTAATTTTTTCAAAAGTTCCCCATGTTTTGA